GAATCGCATTGGTAGCAGAGACCGCCGCCGACGCAAGAGACGTTATGATAAAAGGGGATTCCGGGCTCTTGTCGGTCGATCCGACATTGAACGAGGATTGCTGGTCACCAACGAACCGCTGCCTTACATGGCCGAATGGATCAAAAGCGTTCACGTACAATGGGACGACTCCTGATCAGCTTCGTGGACCTCAGCATCACTTTGCTTGGGTAGACGAGCTTGCTAAGTTTGAGTACATGCAAGACGCATGGGATCAGATGATGTTTGGTTTGCGTCTAGGTGCTCACCCGCAGGTGCTGGTCACTACCACACCCCGACCTATGCCACTTATTAAGGAGCTGGTCAATGCATCAAACACAGTGGTCACACGTGGTTCCACTCTGGATAACGCAATCAATCTCGCGGACAACACAGTTAAAGCTCTATACGACCGGTACGGCGGTACTCGTCTTGGTCGGCAGGAGCTCGAAGGCGAGATTCTCGGAGACATTCCGGGGGCGCTATGGCGTCGTGAAGACATTGACCGGGCACGAATTAAAGAGGTACCAGAGACCCTCGATAAAGTCTTTGTCGCAGTTGATCCAGCAACATCAGCAGAGGAAAGGAGCGACGAAAACGGAATTGTAGTCGTAGGACTGGCTCGAGATGAGGACGGCTACGCGCGTGGGTACGTGCTGGAAGACGGCTCCCTCAAGGGGACCCCGGAAGACTGGGCTAAGAAAGCAGTGACCCTGTACCGTAAATGGCAGGCAGATAAGATTGTAGCAGAGAAGAACCAAGGCGGTCTTATGGTTGAGAGCGTCATCAAGGCCCAAGACCGGAGCGTCCCTGTTAAGCTGGTCCATGCCAGCCGAGGCAAGGTGATCAGGGCTGAACCCATCTCTGCATTGTACGAACAAGGACGTGTTCATCACGTAGGACAGCACGATGAATTAGAAGATCAAATGTGCGTCTTCTCTGTTGACAACGTGCGTAACAGCTCCACAGGCTCTCCCGACCGTGTTGACGCCCTAGTATGGGGCTTGACTGAAATCTTCGATAAGATCGCTGGCAGGCGTAAACAAATCACTAAAGACTCCCCAGATTACACGGGGAACACCACATGGGCTGACGGATCAATCAGCTCTGACTACTCATCAAATGGTGCTAACTCTTGGATGTCTGGATAAAGGCTAATAGAATATGGAATCTACAGAAGATAAAGTTGACGGCAGTTTAGTTGATACTCTTCATATCGACGGAAAGACTGATGATAAATATGTCCCCGAAGGCTTTGACACCGTAGCTGACTTCCTTACAGACATGCGTGAGGAATATAAGGCTGATGTAGACTTTGACCGTAAAAACCGTGAAGAAGCTCTGGATGATAAGAAATTTGCTGCCGGAGAGCAGTGGGACGAACAAGTTCTCCGTGAGCGCGAAGGCCTACCCTGCCTCGTAATTAACAACATTCCTCAGTTTACGGCCCAGCTAGTCGGTGACTGGCGTGAAAGCCGTAAGGCAATCAAGGTCGTCCCATCGAATGACGAAGATGTCGATATTGCTTCGGTTCGAGGCGACCTGATTCGCTCTATTGAAATGGAAAGCCGTGCTGGACGCGTGTATGATCAGGCTTTTGAGTCTGTTGTGCAGTGTGGTGATGGGGCTTTCCGAGTCTCTGTCGAGTATGCACGAGATGATGTGTTTGACCAGAGCCTTTATCTACGCCCTATCGAGGATGCCCTGTCTGTTGTGTGGGATAGGTTCTCCTATGACCCTACCGGACGGGACGCTAAGCGGGTTTTCGTCAGCGATAAGATTCCTAAGAAGGAGTACACTCGCAAGTTTGGTGATACCCCTGCCGACGACCTCTACGGGGACGGATTCCGAATGGAAGACTTGGCTGATGAAGGCTGGGTCGATAAAGACTCCTACCAAGTAACAGAATACTGGCGTCTGGTCGAGCGTCGCCGCATCATGGGCCTGTTTAACGGTGGGCACATCTTCATTATCACTGATGAGAATCAGGATGAGTTGATGCAGCAGTATGGAGCACCTATCAAAGTGCGGGAAACTTGGGTGACTTACGCCCAGATGCACCTTTGCACAGGGTTTGCCATTCTAAGCGGCCCTTACGAGTACATGCTTAATCGTGTACCTATTCTCCGCATGTCGGGGCGAGTTACTAACATCGGTGGACGCCGTGTACGTTTCGGCTTGATTCGATTCATGAAAGATGCTTCTCGCCTGAAGAACTTCTGGCGTTCTGTAGCAGCCGAACAACTGCGTTATGCGCCTAAAGCTAAATGGATGGCCACTGAGTCAGCCGTAGAAGGGCGTGAAGACAAGCTACGTACCGCTCACATGTCTCGAGACCCTCTGCTGGTCTTTAACGACGAGGCAGAGTTTGGTCGTAACGTACAACGAGTAGACCCTCCGGGTGTAGAAGCAGCTCTTCTCAACGAGAGCCAGATTAACGCTCAGGACATGAAAGATGTCACGGGCATCCACGATGCCTCGCTGGGTATTAAATCTAATGAAACCTCTGGCCGGGCTATTATGGCTCGACAGCGGGAAGGCGATGTAGCCAACCTCACGTTCCATGACAACGCTAACGCTGCAGTTCTGGAAGCAGGGGACGTGCTTAATCAGCTTATTCCTCAGGTTTATGACGGCACTCGAGTTATTCGCACTATCGGTGAAGACGAGACTCCTAAGTTCGAGTCGATCAATGATCCTATGATCCCTGAGTCTATTGATTTGTCTCGGGGACGCTATGACGTATCCCTGTCTACTGGCACCAGCTACACGACCCGACGAGTTGAAGCAGCTCAAGCTATGATGGACGCTATTCAAGTCTGGCCTGATCTGATGGGCGTAGCAGGGGACCTTGTTGCCAAGGCTCAAGACTGGCCCGGAGCAGACAAGCTAGCCGAACGGCTTAAAAAGACTATCCCTCCTCACTTGTTGGGCGAGGACGAAGAAGGCGGTCTTGGTATCACTGCTGAGCAGCTTGCAGAACTTCAGACTACTCTCCAAGAGGGTCAGATGGAGATGCAAGAGATGCAGCGGAAACTTGATGACAAGTCTGCAGAGATTCAAATTGACACTTACAATGCTCAGACACAGCGTATTCGCGCTCTGAGCGACAACATGGTTGACGATCATGAACTTCAGCGTAAGGGAATGAGGGACATTCTAGAGTTCTCTGCCAAGCTGGACGAAGCTGATCGCGCAGACATGATAGCTGATATGTCCGAACAAAGGGCACAGCGACAAGATTCGATGCCGCAGGGTACAAGTGCTACACCCGGCGGAACCAATACATCGCAACTTAGTAGCGCAAACGGTTAAAGGACCGCAACACCTTAATAATGAGTAACGAAAACAGCAATAATGCTAACGACGGAATGACTGAACAATCGCTTGATGACTTCGCTGCTGAGCTTTTTGGCGGAAGTGATGCAGCACCTGAGAACGCCAACTCAGAGGAGCCTGTCAACGAGGACGCAGACAATGCCGACGCACCCGAAGAACTGGAAACAGTAGATACTCAGACCGACGATGACCTCGACTCAGAAGAGGAAGTCGTTTCCGAGGATGACGATACCCTCGCAACGGATGAAAACGAAGAACCTGAAGAGGCACAGGATGTCGATCCCAAGCCTAAGAAGAAAAATCGTTTTCAGGAACGTATCGACGAGCTTACTGCAGCCCGCAAGGAAGCAGAGCGTCAACGCGAACAAGATCGTGATGAGCTCCTTCAGAAGATTGCTAAGCTGGAAGGTAAGCTAGAAAGCAAAACTGAACCCGAAACCCAAGAGACTGGGGATACAGGTCTCACAGCACCTGATGCAACCGACACGCAAAAATACCCGCTAGGCGAATATGATCCTAAATTTATGCAGGATACCGTCAAGCACATGTTTGCTGTTAAGGAAGCGGAGGAAGCAGAAAAAGCCAAGCAAGCTGATTCAGCTCGTGAAGTAGATACTGCTCGACAGACGCTGCAGACTGAGTGGAATACTAAGATCGAGGGCGCACAGGAGCGATACCCTGACTTCATGCAGAAAGGCCAGCAGATGCTGACCGTGTTTGAAGGCCTTGATGAAAGCTATGGTGAATACCTAGCAACCACTATTCAGGAACTTGATAACGGGCCAGATGTTTTCTATCACTTGTCCTCTAACATTGAAGAAGCTAAAGAGATTGTAGGCATGGGGGCTAAGAAAGCCACTATCGCTCTTGCAAAGCTTGAGGCTCGATTGTCAGGGACGCAAAGCAAAGAGACTCCTAAACAGCGGGTGACTAAAGCGAAAACTCCTCCCCCTACTAATCGTGGGTCCGGGGTAGTCAAGCCTAAGGTATCTCATGATACGGATGATCTCGAAGCCTTTGAAAGAGAACTGTTCCGTAAATAATAAATAAAACGTTACAGTAGCTCTGAGAAGGTTGAAAACAACTACTCATAAAAGGATAGCTACTTATGGCTAACGTGCAAGTAGATCAGGCAAAGCTGGTCCTTAATACCTTTGCTGCGATTTTTCAAAATAACCTCGTCTCATCGGACCTCGTGACGTGGAAAAAGTTTGATGGTGAAATGAACGACCGTAATGGTCTCGAAGTCGTCGAACAAGTTACCCCCGACTACTCCACTACGTTCACCAACAACGCTGTTGCTGACCTGACTGGAGGCGTTCAAAACACCACTTTTGGTTCTGAGCGTTTCAAACTCAGTCAGGTTATCGGCTCCAGCATGGGTTGGGACGATTTCGTGAAGATTCGGGACATCGGTGAAGCTCGTGAAAGCGAGGCCATCAAGGCTGCAGCTCTTCGCTTGTCTCACGACATTGACGCCTACATCCTCGGGTTTGCTGCTAATGCTTCAAACAACTGGCTGGGCGATGGCTCCTCAACTGTTGCACAGTGGGACGACGTGGCCAGTGGCTACACCCGCCTGAAGCAGGAAGGCGTCATGGAGGACTCGGGCTTCCGCGCTGTTATGGGCTACGAAGATCGTCAAGCTCTCGGTAAAGACCTCGTGGAAGATAATACGACTGGTAACCTCACGGGTGACGGCGTTTATCGTGACGGTTGGCAGGGTAAGATTGCGGGCATCCCGACAACCTTTACTCAGCAACTTCCGTCGGTCACTGTCGGTAGTCGCGTAGCTGCAGGTGCATCGTCTACGAACGGCCTGACTGCTACGACCTACGAAGCAGTATCGACCTCTCCGGCTGCTGGCCAGTTCATGTCTCAGCTCATGAACATTAATGGTCAGACTGGTGCTGTTACCCTGCTTGACGGTGAAACGTTCACTATCGCCGGTGTGTATGCTTGGGACAATCGCGCTAAAAAGCGTTTGAACCACTTGCAAGAGTTCCGAGTAATCGGTGATCATACTGCGTCATCGGGTGCCTTTACCGGCGTTCGTGCGTATCCGGCTTTGATCGACACTGGCCCGTTTAAGACCGTTGACTATGACGGCGGCAGCTTGGACGGACTTGACGTGGTTCATAAAGGTGAAGCAGGCTCGACCTTGCAGCCTCGGTTCATCGCCAACAAGGATGCAATCGTGGTTAGCTGTGCTGACTTGATCATGCCTGCTACAGGTACTGCTCGTCGTCAGTCGCTTACCAAACTCCCGTTGAGTGTCCGCATGTGGCAAGACTCGACGTTCGCTACCGGTGAACACCGCGTCCGCTTTGACATCGCGCTCGAGGCTAACGTGACTGCTCACGGTCGTCGTCGCTTGGTCCGGATTAACGGCGGTTAATCTAAATACATCAGGGGCCTCTGCACCAACTGTCTTAGGTGTACGCCCCTGATTTTTTTATTCTAAGGAAATACTAGAATGGCGACTAAAGTTATTCAACGGGCTAAACCTATTCAGGTAGAGGTTAACGGGACGGCTAAATTCTCAGGAAGTGGTATCGACGGGTTCATCCCTTATACCTCGGGCAACATTACCGTGACTACTGACCTAGGCATGGTGATGGTTAACAACCTCCCTGTCACTGAAGGGACTCCTATTCCTCTGCCTTTTATTATACCTGACGGATCATCAGGAGGCTCTATAACTTGCTCGGGCGGGGCTTCAGGTATTCTGGCAGCCTAATTAACTAAAAAGGAATTAAGATGGCCTCTAGCCTTATAGCAATGCCCTTCCGACCAGTGCTCAACCAGAAAGGGGAGTTTGAGTCTGGGGCTATCATGACTGTGTATAAGCAGGGTACCTCTACATTGGAGCCCTTGTACTCGGACGAATCTCTTCTCACGCCTTTGACTAACCCTGTTGTAGCCGACAGTTTCGGAGTGTTCCCTCCTACTTATTACAACGGCTCTCAAGGTGTCCGACTGATTATTCAGACTAGCGCCGGAGAAACCCTTTTCGATCTAGACCCGTATATCTCTACCTCATTTGATGCAGAAGAGATTCTAGATCAGGCGGCAGCTCAGGTGGCTCTCGCCGCTCAATCGGCAGCAGCGGCAGCGGCTTCTGAAGAAGTTTGCAACACGGCTGAGGCAGTTGTCGAAGGACTGGTAAGTGAGACTTACGCCAGCGTAGCTGCAGGACTTGCTGCTACATCTGACGGAGAGTTTTTCGCAGTTACTAACGGCAACCTTATTGATATCTATCTCAATGATAACGGGTCGGCTGTGTTTCAGCGAGATGTTCTCTCGGGATCGGCGGCAGAAGCAGCTCTTGCAAACAAATCAGACGTAGGTCACGTACACGTTATTGCTAACGTTACAGGTCTACAAACAGCTTTAGACGACAAGGCGGATACAGCCTCTCCATCTCTTACAGGCACCCCTGAGGTTAACGGGATAGAGATTGGTTACCGTAACATACCTCGCAGCACCACCGCTAGTACAGCAACGGCAAGCGATAACGGTAAATGTATCGCGGTTTCAGCAGATATCACAATCCCTTCTGCAACTTTCTCTACCGGAGATGCGGTGAGCATTTATAACGACAGCGGTTCAGACGTCCTAATTGCAGAGGGCCCCGGGCTCACCTTACGTCAGGCTGCTACAGCGAACACAGGGGACAGAACTCTTGCGGCTCGGGGCATGTGTACTATGTGGTTCAACGGAGCCTCAGAAGCCGTCGTCTCTGGGCCGGGGTTAACCTAATATGTCTATACAGCAAGCTCTGATTTCAGCTTCCTCTGACAGCATGATCGTAGCATCCAATGCTAATGTGTCTCTTATTGAGACGTCTGGAGGAGGCGCTACTACTGTGGCTATTGGCTACAGTCCAGCGGGTTTCTATTATACTCAAAGAGCGGGCTCCATAATCTCTCAAGGGTCTTGGGTAGACGTTCCTTCTAAGGCACCCGACTGGGAGATCAGGGCGACCCTCGACTCGGGCGACACCCCTGACACGGGAACCCTTGACACTTGGCTGCCTTTAACGTCTCTCAGGACATGGACTCTCAGCGTGTCTGTTCCTGAGTTCAAATCATGTACCCTTACTTTCGAGTTCCGAAGAACGGGCACTACCTCTGTAGTGGAAACGATAAACCTTAACTCGATGTATGTCGAAAAAGTGGATATTTTCTCTTGAACATTTTATTGACTAGCATACTCAATTATCTAGTAATTCCGGCAGGGCAGCTCCCTGCAGTTTTCCCTGATAGTCAATGGGACGGCACAGCCGGTACAGGTTTTGGTGGCGGGAATGAGCCAGTACCTAGCGACCCCACTCGTACGACCGCAAAACCAGTAATTCGTATGCTTGTACCTCCTCGTCAGACTGTTACTGACGAACTCGTTATCGGTGTATTTGCCGCGGCTAACAACGGCGGCTCTCTGCTAACCAATCTCGGTCTAGAGAAAGTAACGTTCCATGTTGAAGGCACTGCAGTTGACGTAAACACCCCAACGTTCCAGACGTTTACCCGGTCTGATGCAACTACTTATGAGCTGCTCGGATGGTGGGTTAAGCTTGATCGAGGGTCCCTAACAACTGAGGGTGTTGCAAACGTATACGTAGAAGCAGTACCCGCTGATACGAGTATGCAGAACCGGGTAATTGGGCCCTACCCGTTCTTGTTGTACAACGATGAGTTCGACGCAACTCTTACTGTTGGCTCAGGCGAGACCTTTACTACTCTTAGTGATGCATGGAACAACATCCGTTCTAATGGTTATCAGCGCCCACTTGTCGAGATCACAGACGGTACGCTTACTGACCCCGGCAATGCTATTGGCCAATACATTCCAGAGGGGTGGATTACCATTAGAGCAACCACTCCGGTTACCCTCAAGCAAGACCCTCCCGCTCTAACGTTTGACTTTACCCGTATCTCCACTCGTATTGGCCGTATGAAGTTCACTGGGTCAAATATTACTATTGACTTTGTAGAAACAAATCAGTTTAACACTGAGGGTTCCGCAGGATACCTTCACTGGTTCGATGGTATTAACATCGTTCAAAGCCGCGGGCGAGACGATCTGTGGAGAGGCACTGCTAGGAATATCATCCCTTCTTTGATCGAAGAAGGTGCATATTTCACTGAATGCAGTATTCAGGATGTGAATGACTGGGGCGACAAGACGCCTCTGGCTCGTGGTAACATCACTAACAGCACTTGGGCTGACGCTCTGCAAGACTCCTTGTGTGCGGTAGCTAACATTATTGAAGATCACTCAAGCTCCGATTACTACCAAAACATTGACGCTTTGACGATCACCTACACGGGTGCTAACGCTAACCCAAGGGTGTCGTTCAGCGGCTCGAATATGGGCAACAACCGGGTCTTTACTCTAAGTGCAGACAGCGCAGCGGACCTCACGTTCACCGTGTTCAACACTGAAGCAGCGTATCGGAACGATAAAAACTACACTGTTCAGAATGTGGTTGACTGGATTAATGGACAGACGGACTGGAATGCTACTCTCGTAGACAACACCCGGTTTGCTGCTGCTATCTCAGAACCCGGGACTCAAAACGGTTCAAGGTTCACGGACCTCCCAGTGGGAGCAGGAATTACTCTTGTCACCCACTTTGACATCCACTCTGACTTGTATCAGCTTCCGAACCTGAACGCTCCAAGAGAAAACGTAGTTTTTGCCTTTAACGAAGGCTTCCAAATCGACGCTCAAGACTTGTTCATCACAGGTAACGACGAGGCACACGACTTCATGTTCATCTGTAACGCTTTCCATAACAACCTTGGAACAGCTGATGAAGGCCTGCTCAGTCAGATGGATCATATTCACTCTCACGTTGTTGTTGCCCACAACTCTCTTGCCACACAGGACATTAAGTTCCGCGGAGATCAAGATTACGACGGAGACTCGTATTGCACCTACTCTAACAACGTCTGCAGAGACTTGAACGAGATTGATGGAGCACTTGACCCTGACATCACAGTAGATAGCAACCACATCTGGTCAGAGAGTGTCTCTGGCCCGGCAGCGGCTACAAACACTACTGTTGGTGGAGACAGTACTAACTTGTTTGTAGATGCCCAGAATGGAGACTTTACTCCAGCAGGTGCTCTCCTAACAAATACAGCAACGCCTCTGCTTCCGTCAGATCAAAAAGGAACGGCCTTCCCTAACCCAACAGAGAAGGGGGCAATTGCATAATGATTAATAGTGTAAACCT